CGACACACCGAGCAGGTTCATTCTTCCGGCCGGAGATCTCGACGCTTGTACTGGCGTCTTGACTTGGGCGCCTCAGCGGTCTCATCGTCGGACGTCAACGCGCGAGTCGCCAGGCCAGCCGCCATCAGGATCTCGGCATCAGACGCAGACGCATGAAACGTGTCGCCCTTGAGAAGTTTTCGAAGGGCGAACGTGCAATCCTGAGTCGCGGTCATGGCGATAGTGGCGTCAGGCATAACAGGGCTGGAACCTCCAGACGCGATCTGGCGCCCGCCTCTCTGCCGGAGCATGAGGACGGGCGCCAGCGTTGGTGAACTCGAACTAGCCGGTGTAGAGCGCGCCTTCAATCACGACCGAGGCGTGGGTCCGACGCTTCAGCCAGTTGATGAACCGCTCCACCTTGACGCCGACCAGGTTGTTCTGCCACAGGCTGATCAGCACGGTCGATGCCGTGGCCGGATTGTCAGGGGTCGTGTTCATCTGCACGGAGGCCTCACGGCTGGAGTCGATCACGACCCCGCCGTCATCCGCGAGGAGAATCTCGCCAGCCTTGAGCAGCACGATCCGTTTGCCTGCCGGCGAGCCACCTTCTGCCGGGATGTTCTCCGACGTGACGACCGGGAACCCGAACAAGGTGCCACCGGTGGACGTGATGTTCGGGAACTGCGGCTGTCCGAAGGAGTTCAGGATCATCGACAGCGCCACTGCTTGCGTCTCGGTCATCACGATCGTGATGCCGCCCAGCCCCAGACTGTTGGCCGTGAAGATGGCCAGAGCGGTCCGCATGTCCGTCATGAAGGCCGCCAACGTGGTGCCGGTCGAGTCCACGACGGTCGACCCGAAGGTCACGGATGCAGGTGACACGTTCGTGACGGCTGCCACCTCGGGATTGATGAACTGGGCATCCAAGAATGTCGCGATCGCGGCCGTGAGGTCTCTCCTGACCGCTTCCTCGGCCGATGGCGAACTCGACCGAACCAGTTCTTCGGCCAAGACCACGATGCCCGCCGCCTTGGCAATGCCGAGCGAGACGCTGTCGAACGAGAGCTCACCCACCGGCTTCGCCACGGCCTGCCCGACCCAGTTCACGGTCGATCCCGTGTTCTGGCGCGGCATCGACACATTGAACGGAACCCGGTGGAAGCCCGTGATCTTGCCGATGATCGTGGCCGGACGCAGCATCTCGATGAACTCAGATGCCATGTTCTGGTAGACCACCAGCGGCGCCGCCCAGTCACTGTCGGTCGTGGTGCCGGCGGCCACCGCCGCCTTCAGGACCTGCACGACTTCAGGGCTGGTCTTTTCCCAGCGGTGCTTGGCGATCTCGAGTGCCGAGTGCAGCGACCCCTTCCCCGCGCCAACCGCCATGGCGTATCGGACGAAGTTGGCGCCCTTGGGCAGATTGGACGACTTGACCTCGACCACCGTCCCGCCACGGGCTGCCGCCGCCGCTTCGGGCGTCTTCCCGTTCACGGGAACGGCCTTGGCCTTGTTCGTGCTCTCGATCGTGCGCCAGTCCTTGAGTTCAGCGTCGATGCTGTCGATCTCTTTCGAGAGCGTGTCGAACTCTTCGCGCTCGTCATCGGTCTTGGTGCGGCCCTCTCCGGCGACTTTGTCCTGAATGGCCTGCCTCGCGGCCGCTTTCGCGGCGCGCGAGTTTTCGTACTCGGTGATGTGTTCGGTGGCGTTCATGGGAGACGCAGCCTTTCGAGCTGCGATGAGTCTGGGTGAAGCCGAAGCGCCGGCGGTGGGACGCGGACTCTGCGGCAGGCCTGACGCGGCAACGCTCGCAGTGTCGAGAGACTTGATGGTTTGAATGGCGGCGTCACCGTTCGCGGCAATCGCGACGGCGCTCAATTCCAACCATTCCCATTTCGTGAAACGAGATCCGAACGAACCCTTGATTTGTTCGGATTCCAAGTTGTTAAACCCGATCGAGAGCCCACGCACCAGGCGCTTCTTCAGCGCCTGCCACGTAAAGTCGAGGATGTCCTTCAGTCGGCCGGGCTCATCGGATCGCTCCATTTGCAGGCGAACCGGAATGCCCGTGGCAGTCGGGGTGGCGGCGACGACGTGGCCGATGGGTGTTTGCCCGACAAACGGATCTTTGCCGTGCATCCAGAGCATCGGCAACGGCAGCGTGTACTGGGCGCCTAACGGTTCGACAATGTCGCCCACACGATCAGTTTTCGGAGATGTGGCGATGCCTTCGATGACACGTCGGTCTTCATCAATGGACTTGATTTCCAGGACGTGATGCGCGCGATCCACGGTCGCGTGCCATAGTCGGGCAGCGAGCCGTCAATTCACGCCGCTTTAGTACAAGAAACCTACTAATAGGCCTTTTCGGTCGTTTGAACCACGACGCGGCGGAGGTATTCGGAGACGGAGATGCGGTCGGCTTCGGCGAGCTTGATCAGACGATCGAGATGCTCTGGAGGGACGCGCGTCGAGACGGACGCGAGGGTTTGAGACGAGGATCGTGCACGACCTGGTCCGGGACGCTGGCCGAACACGAACATCTGAGGGTCGTTCACGTCAGCCACTATGTTACGCTCCCCGCCCGCCGAAGACCATGGCCTGATACTCGGGCTGGCGCTGCACGAAGTCGAACACCTTGATCCCCATGATCGATGCCACGACGCCATCAATCCGTTTGCTGGTGCGCTTCGGCTTCACCGGCCGGATGCGGCCGGCGTCATCGCGTTTCACCGCCACGTTCTCGACGTTCCAGCGTAGGCAGCGCTGCCCGCCGTGTGCGACCCGCTTCGCCTTCACCAGGGCCTCAAAGATGTACGCCGGTTCGGACAGATGCTTGTAGTTCTGGGGCACTTCGAGAATCTGAAGGCCGCCGGCGTCGCGGAGTTTTGTCGCAATGTCGGTGGCAAAGGCCGGGTCGTACCCGATAGTGGCCTGCTTGAGCATCGGGAACCGGGGCAGGATCTTGGTGGTGATGTCGCGATAGATCGTCGTGTAGTCGATGATCGCCCCCTCGGTCGCCGTGACCAGTCCGAGCCGGGCCCACTCACTGTAGGGGATACCATCGATTTTCTCGTGTTCGCGGATCGTGTCCTGCGGAATCCAGAAGAACGGCAGGAGCGTGATCCGGTAGTTCAGATCGATGACCGCTTTCACGACCGCGCCGGTCTCGTCTTCTTTCACGACCTCGACCGGCTGCGCCTGCGCGACGACATGCTTGAAGACGACGACAAAACTGGCCAGGTCCCACTTCTGCGCCAGATCCAACCCTGCGCCGCACGTGAGCGCCCCGAGCTCAGCATCCTCGGCCACTGGCTCCTTGCACGCATCCCACCAATCAAGGGGAATCCACGCCGTCGCCTGGTTCACCCAGCGATTGAGGTGAAACCGGAGGAAGTCGTTTTTCTTACGCGGCTCCGCCATCGCCTCGTAGCATTCGGCTTCGATCGCCGCGGCCTGGACGGTGATGCCATGCCCTGGGTTCACGCGACGCCAGACGGTCGGACTGGTCCAGTCCTCGGCCGGCTCAGCTTCGAAGATGACGGGGAGGCACGTCAGGTCCGGCACCGATCCGGACAGCACGCGCTTCGCGTAATCGTATTCTTCGGCGCAGATCCCTTCGTCGTCGTCGCCGGCGTGCGTGATGATAATCATCAGCGGTTGACGCCGCTTGACCATCGATTTCTTCAGCGCTTCGTACAGGTCCCGATTCGGCTGCGCGTGGAACTCGTCGAAGATCACAAAGTGCGGACGGAAGCCGTGCTTGGTCGCCGCATCGGCCGAGAGGACCTGATAGGTCGAGCGGGTTTCGCGGACGTAGATCGAATCGCGCAACACGTCACAGAGGTCCGCCAGGTCGGGGGATTGCTCCACCATGATCTTGGCGTTGCTGTGAACGACTCGAGCTTGATTCCGGTCCGCGGCGACGGCGTACACTTCGGCTGCCGGCTCGCGGTCGCAGAGCGCGCCGTACAGACCGGTCCCGGCGCCCCACGGCGATTTACCGGCGCCCTTCGGAATGAATCCGAACAACTTCCGGAACCGTCGAAACCCCGTGCTTGTGGACTTCCAGCCGAACAGCGGTCGCGTGAGCAGCCGCGCCTGGTACCGCATGAGCTCGAACGGCTTGCCCGCAAACTCTCCGATGTGATGCCGGAGGAACCGAGGGAAGAACTCGCAGGCCCGGTCAGCCTCGACCTGGTCGAAGTAGTACCGGCCATCCGAGCTTTCCCAGCGGCCGCGGCGCCAGACGGCCGGTAGGTCAACCGTGACCCCGGGCCACTCCTTCACCGGTGCAGGGCCGTCGCCCCACCACCCGCCGCTGGGCCGTTTCGGTCGTGTGACCCGACGCTCAGCGACCTGCGTCGCCACCACTCACCGCCCCGCCGAAGAACCTGGCACGTGCGTCCACGACATCCCCGCCGGACGGCGCCGGCGGGTTGGCCTTGATGCTCGTCCGGCTGGCCGGGTCCAGGCCGAACCGTTGTGAGAACCGCATGAAATCCGCCCGGGTGGCATGGACGTCCTTCCTGACACCCTTGGCGATCGCCATCTCCGGGCCCAGCTTCGTCGACAAGCGCTCGAGCTGTCGCAGCTCGCTGAACGTCACGCATCCGGAGGCGAAGGTCTCGACATCGGCCTCGGTTAACGTGCCGATGCGTATACAGATAGGGGCATGTCGCTTCCAGAACGTGCGAGCATCACCTCTGAGTCGCGCGGGACAGGCGAACTGGTCAGGCAGCGGTGACGGCTGGGGCTCCTCACGGTTCTGAACCCGTGGACGCGTGCCGCGCAGCGCGCGCTCGGCCGACGAGATCGGTTGCGGACCC